AGTTCAGAAGGTGGTTTTATGCTGCACTTCTTCCTTGTCGGGCTCAGCATGGTATTGTACGTATTGTGGGAACTGTGTTACATCTCGATTCCCTACTCAATCGTCTTATGCCTCCCGATTATGATGGCGATCATACTAAAGTTGAACCACTAAAGATTTATTCAACACGTAAACGTGTAGAGTGGAGATCTGTAAGATACAGAGCTCACTCAGATGATTACAAAGATATTCTTTGGGCTGATAGATATACAGCTGAGTTCTTTCAAACTAAGAAAGAAGATTACACTAAGCAAGGTATACCTGAAGTTTATGCTCAAGAGTTTCTTAACTATCCAGTAGATGAGTCTACTGCATATTTTAAACGACCAGACTTTATTGAGATACCAAAGTTTACATTAGATGCAATTAGACACAAAGAAAAGAAACTTACTTACTACGCTGCAGTTGATTTTGCTATATCAACGCGAGAACGTAGCGATTATACTGTCATTGCTATTGGCGGTATTGATTCAGACGGTATCATGAACATAATAGACATTAGAAGAGGACGATGGGACTCTTTAGAAATTGTCGAAGAAATGTTTGCAGTACAAAAGAAATATGAACCACAATATTTCGTTACAGAAAAAGGTGCAATTGAAAAAGCATTAGGACCTATTCTAAGACGAGAGCAATTAGCAAGACAAGAGTTTATGAGTCTATTTCCAATGACTCCTACAAAAGATAAACAAACAAGAGCAAGATCTTTCCAAGCAAGGTTTAAAGCTGGAGGGGTTAAGTTTGATAAAGGGGCTCCTTGGTACCCAGATCTAGAAGAAGAAATGGTTCGATTTCCTAAAGCTAGACATGATGACCAGGTAGACGCTTTAAGTTGGTTAGGTCTTATTGTAGACCAAGTACAAGATGCAGATACTCCTGAAGAGGAAGATGCATATGAATATCAAAGAGCTTTAGCTTCACAACATGATGGACGTTCTGCTATTACGGGATACTAAATGAAATTAGACGTAAAATTAAATATTAACAAGATTATTAATTCACCTAACATTGTCGAGATGTTAGATCAACGTGATCTTAACACAATCGGTTTTAATGTTGTTACTGAATTTAATCTAGATAAAGATTCAAGAGCACAATGGGAAAGACGTGTAGAATCTGCTATGAAGTTAGCTCTTCAAGTAGCAGAAGCTAAATCATTCCCTTGGACTAATGCATCTAATATCAAGTTCCCATTAGTAACTATTGCAGCATTACAGTTCCATAGTCGTGCTTATCCTGCATTAATTCCTAATCAAAGTTTAGTTAGAGTTGACTGTGATACATCTAATGCTTTAGATCCTCAACAAAAGAAAGAAACTGAAGATAGAAATCAGCGTATTGAGAAGCACATGTCATACCAGTTACTACGAGAAGATGATAACTGGGAATCAGAAATGGATAAGGTGCTTATCACAGTACCTATTGTAGGTTGTGCATTTAAGAAAACCTATTGGGATTTCAATGAAGATCACCCAATTTCAGAAAACGTATTAGCAAAAGACTTTGTTGTATCTTACTGGACAAAGAATTTAAAAGATTGCAATCGTCAATCACATATTCTTTATCTATCAGCTAATGATATTATTTCTAGACAACGTAGAGGTATCTGGAGTGATTTTAAATTAAACCCACCACAAACATTTGTAGGTGATAATTTATCTGAAGCTCAAGATCTAGCACAAGGTGTACATCAACCTCAGTCTGATCCAGGAACTCCATATGAGTTCATTGAACAACATCGTTGGGAAGATTTAGATGGTGATGGTTTTAAAGAGCCATACATCATTACCGTACATAAAGACTCTCGTAAAGTAGTTCGTATTGTAGCTAACTATTTTGAGAGTTCTATTAAACGTAACTCTTCTGGTGAAATCTTAAGCATCAAACCAGAAAGCTACTTTACTAAATACTCATTCATTCCATCACCAGATGGTGGATTCTATGATATTGGTTTTGGTATTCTTTTAGGACCTCTAAATGAATCTATCAACACAATTATTAATCAACTTGTTGATTGTGGTACCATGGCTAATACTGCTGGCGGGTTCTTGTCGAGAGGCATTAAGATCCGAGGTGGTAATTATAACTTTGCTCCTTTGGAGTGGAAGCATGTTGATACTACTGGCGAAGACTTAGCAAAAGGTATTTATCCATTACCAGTTCGTGAACCTTCACAAGTTCTTTACACATTATTAACAACACTTGTTAACTATGGTGAAAGAATTGTAGGTTCTACAGACATTATGGTAGGTGAGAATGTTGGTCAAAATACACCAGCAGAGACTTCACGTACTATGGCTGAACAAGGTATGAAAGTATTTGCAGGTATCTTTAAACGTATCTATCGTTCATTAAACGAAGAGCTACGTAAAGTATATCGTTTAAATCAACTCTATCTACCACCTGAATATAAATTTAGTGGTAATGCAGTATTGGCATCTGACTATGCAAGTGCATCTACAGATCTAAGACCAGCTGCTGATCCATATGTAGTATCTGATGTCCAACGTGTAATGCAAGCTGAGACACTTAAACAAACAGCTCTTACAGTTCCAGGATTTGATACTTACAAAGTTATGCGTAGATATCTTGAAGCACTTAAGATACCTAACATTGAAGAAGTTCTACCTGATCCTAAAGGTCCTAACGCTATCCAAAGCGGTCCAGATGTTAAGGTTCAAGTTGAACAAATTAAAGCCCAAGAACGTAAACTTTCACTTGAAACTAAGTTTAAACTTGGTGTCATGAAGTTACAACAAGAGGCAGAAGTAAATAGAGCTAAGATACTTAAAATGGAAGCTGACGCAGCAAAAGCACTTGAAGAAGCAGGTGGTGTTCGAGCAGGTCATGATATTGCCATGTTGCAAACTCAATTGGGTGCTGCTAAAGCTCACCAAGAAGGTATTCTTAAATCTATTGAGTTAATGATGAAAGCAACCGAGGGAGCAGTAAACTATGACGATAACGCAGCAGGAGTTCTTGGACTGGGTGGAGAATCCAGTGACCAAGGCACTCAAGAAAGCACTCCACAACGATAGGGAGTACATGAAAGAACAGCTTGTCAGAGGCAACGCATCTGATGAGATGGAAATAAGAGGTAGATGTAACGCTATTCTAAGTTTGTTAAATTTAACATACGAAGATTTAGCAGAAGGGTCAAGAGATGATAACAAATACTAGTGGTATTCATCCAAAGGGTCACAGAGTTTTAATCCTACCAGATCCAGTGGAAGAAGTAACACAAAGTGGTATTATTTTATCAGTCGGCCAAGAACGAGATAGGGAAAGACTAGCACAACTAAAAGGTACTATTGTCGAAGTTGGCGATAGCGCATGGTTAGACCAACCAAGCCCTTGGGCTAAAGTAGGTGACCATGTAATCTTTGGTAAGTACTCAGGCCTTATTTACGATGGCAATGACGAAAAAGAATACCGAATCATAAATGATTTAGATGTTGTAGCAATAGTCGATTAGGAGAAAATATGACAGAAGAAAACAAACAACCAGAACAAGCAAGTACTGAAGATCAAGCACCACAGTTAGATCCACAAGTCGAAAAAGAAGCCCGTCTATTTGGCTGGGTTCCTAAAGAAGAGTTTAGAGGATCTGAATCTGATTGGGTAGATGCAGAAGTATTTGTTAAACGTGGTAAAGAAATTAATCCAATCCTCCGTAAGAACAATGAACTTCTTATGAAGAAATTGGATGAAAAAGCCAAAGAGATTGACAGCATTAAAGCATCCGTTGAAGAGTTCAAGAAGTTCCAAAAGGAATCATTTGAACGTAAGTCAGCTGAGTATGAAGTACAAATAGCTCAGTTAAAGACTCAAAAACGTGAAGCAATTGCAGCAGGGGATGGCGATAAGGTAGTTGATATTGACGACCAAATCGATTCATTAAAAGAAGCTCAGAGAGAGGCTAAGAAGGAAGCTGAAAAGAAACCTGAAGCCCCTAAACAAACTGAAGCTCAAGCAAGTGTACCTGATGATCCAGAACTACAAAGTTGGTTAGGAAGAAACCAATGGTTTGGCCAAGATCAAGAAATGACTGATATGGCTAATGGTTTAGGAACATCTGTACGTAAGCAATTCCCTCACCTTACTGGTCGTGCTTTTTTAGACAAGCTTGATGAGAAAATTGTAGAGTACTTCCCTCAAAAGGTCTTAGGCCCTAAAGCCAAAGGCAGCGCAGTAGATTCTACTGGCAATGTTAGAGGAGGTACTTCATCTGGTAAAAAGTCTTATGATAATTTACCTCAAGATGCAAAAGAAGCTTGTGATCGATTCATGCAAAATGGATGGATCAAATCTAAACAAGAATATGTAGACAATTACGACTGGAGTTAAGGAGAACAATTATGGCGCAAGCAAAAACTATTGAACAAAAGAGAGAAGAAGCATTAGCAAGAACAGTAAATGATCGTCCTACACGTGAACGTGTTAGAAACGTCTTTAATGGTACTCAAGCTAAGCTGACTGTTAATAATCAAATCCCTGGATATCACATGCACATCTTTAATGATGAGCCAGGTCGTATCCAGACCGCAATCGATGGTGGTTGGGAATTTGTAACCCCAGATGAAGTGGGCGGTGTTAAAGATAGTGTAACGTCTGGTAATACAGACTTAGGAGATAAGGTAAGATTCCTCGTTGGAACTAGTGAGAAAGGCGATGGTCTTTATGCTTACTTGATGAAAATCAAGGAAGAATGGTGGGAAGAAGACCAAGCAGAGATTCAAAAACGTAATGATCGAGTAGATGATGCAATCCGTGGTGGTGTAAACGTTGCAAGTGGTACGTCCGCTGAAGGTTTCTACACTCCTAAAGGTGGCATTAGCTACAAAACAAAATAACTTTAATTTCTAAAAGGAAATAAAATGGCTAACGCAAATACCCCTCGTGGTTTAAGCCCAGTCGGTACTATTACTGGCGCAGCTTACAACGAACAGGGTCGCCTCTATGCTATCGCTAACGACGGAACTAACACATACGCTATTGGCGACGTTGTTAAAGTTGCTGGTTCAAGCGATACAACAGGTATCCCTTATGTAACTAAAGCGGCTACTACTGATACACCAGTTGGTGTTATCGTTGGTATCCGTGTAGCAGATCCAGGTGTATCTCTCGTAGGTACTACATTGGCTCTAAACACAATTTACTTACCACTTAACTCTGGTACTCGCTACGTTTACGTAGTTGATGATCCAAGTGTTATTTTCCAAGTAACAGGTGACTCTACTGGTGTAGCGGCAGCTGATGTGTTCAAGAATGCTGGTTTAACAATTACTGCTAACCAAACTTCTTTATCACAATCATCTCCACTTTCATCAACAGTGTTGAATGCTTCTTCATTCCTTGCTATCGGATCTTCAGGTTCATTAGCATTACCATTGCAAATCATCGGCCTAGTTCAAGCATCTAACAATGCTCCTGGTGCTTATGCACAAGCTTTAGTAAAATGGAATAAGCATCAATTCCTCAACCCAGTTGGCACAGCTTAATAAGGAGAATATAACATGGCTGGTATTATAACAACCGCTTCACATCCAAAGGCTCTCTGGCCTGGTATCAAAGCGTGGTGGGGTCAAGTCTATGACGAACATCCAGAAGAATATTCTAAATTGTTCGATAGCGATACTTCACGTCAAAACTATGAAGAAGATGTTCAACTTACAGGCTTCGGTTTAGCTCCAGTTAAACCTGAAGGTTCTGGCGTTGCATACGATTCAGAAATCCAAGGTTTCACAACACGATACACACACGTTGCTTACGCACTTGGTTATATCGTAACTAAAGAAGAATTGGATGACAATCTTTATGAACAAGTGTCACGTCGTCGTGCTGCTGCATTAGCTATGTCTTTCCGTCAAACGAAAGAAAATATCGGTGCAAACATCTACAACCGTGCATTTAATCCAACATACTTAGGTGGTGACGGTGTGCAATTATGTTCTACAGCACATCCAAATACATCTGGTGGTACATTTGCTAACACTCCTACAGTTGCTGCTGACTTGTCAGAAGCTTCTTTAGAAGATGCTTTGACAGCTTTAATGGGCTTCCAAAATGACCGTGGTCTCTTGATCAATGTTATGCCAAGAAGCTTAATCGTTGCTCGTCAAAACTGGTGGAATGCTAACCGTATTCTTAAGTCAGCTTATACACCATCAACAGCAAACAATGCAGTGAACGTTTTAGTAGCGACAAATGCGTTACCAGAAGGTATCGTAATGAACCACTACTTAACATCACCAAACGCATGGTTTGTTCGTACAAACATCCAAAACGGTCTTAAGTACTA